CTCGTCATGAGGCTCCGAGTAACAGTGTATCACACGGACAGAATTTTCAAGCGAGCAAGCCTTTGAGCTTGGCCTCGTAGCGGTCAAGAATGGCCTTCATTTGCTCGGCTGCCTCTGCTGGCATTTCGGCTTCAGGCTCTTCTTTTTCCACTTCAGCTTCAACCTTTGGCTTTTCAGCCGCGGCCATGAACACTTCAGCCAGCTTGTCGAGCTTGACCGAGATGGAACCAAGCATCTCAAGCTGCGACTTCATCAACATCAAAACGGCGTTGTCATTCATGCCTTCTGGTTCCTTGTTCGGTACAGCGACCGATTCTTGAGGTGTGCCTTCTTGATCAGCTTGCTTTACTTTGTCGCAATCATCAAGCCACTTGGCCATCATCTCACGAGTTGGTTGAAACTCTGAGCAACCTTTTTCCTTTGAACACATCGAGATTGCAATGGCCACGGCTTGTTCTTGCTCTTTGCCTTCAGCGATGAGTTTTGGAATCTTCTCAGAAACACATTCTTGCACAGCTTGAGACAGAGAAGGATACTCTGCTTTCTCATCTTCTTTCTTTTCTTCTGGCTTGTCTTCCATCTTCTCTTCAGGCTTCTCAGCGTCCATCTTCTTCTGAGCTTCAACGTCGTGTGCGTTGTGTTCAGCAAGCAGGTTGGATTCGATGCCAAGAACCGAAGCGAGTGCCGACAGCACAGGCTCTGGAACTGGAGTCACGTTGCCAGCGAGGACTTCAGCAAGCTGTCCAGGCTCACTGCCAGACTGCTCGGAAATCTTCTCAAGCAGGTCTTCTTTCTTTTCGCCTGCTTCTTCGAGCTTGGCGATGTGCTCAGCAGCCACTTGAGCGACCATTGCTCCTTTGGCTTTGAGAACCATCTGACGAGCTTCGCCAAGCGACTTGGCGTTTGCCAATGAGAATGTGGAATCCGGTTGCGCTGGAATGGACACGATACTTACCTCCTGCAATTCCCAGTTTTTGATGAGCTTACCACCAGCGACTTCCGGATCTTCGACCACTTGTTCGCCAGCAAAACGCACAGAGAAAGTGCAGAGCGTACCATCGGCAACCAGCTCGCGCACATAGGCAATCTTTTCGTGGTCAGCATGACTGACGGCAGCTTTGACAAACAAGCCATCCTCACGAGGTTCCACGGCAACGACCTTGCCAACAGGATAGTTCATGTCGTGATTGAACAGAAGAATTGGGTTTTGCTTGAAGCGGTCGAGTTTGACGCTCAATGGATCCATGCGCTCATTGTAAGCGTCTGACTGGAATTTGTTGGCGTAGCCTTCAATGACCACTGCGTTGTCTGCTGCTTTTTGGCCAAGTGCTTTGAACTTGGCTTCCTTCGTTGACTTTATCATTCTGCATTCTCCTTCAGTGCTTCGAGTTCAGCACGATAATCTTCAAGGTCTTCCGGTGCCAGAGTCACAAGGACGCATCGGCAGTTGATTGACTCGCCTGGTTCGGCATCCGGATCTCTTGGATACATTAAACCATTGCTGAATTTTTCGTCACTATCCCGAATCTCACCGTTGACGGCTTTATGCGACTCACGGACGTCTTCGTCTTGAGATGAAATCCAGCTCTTCTTGAGGCCAGGAATCGCCTTGGCAGCAAGCTCCATCATTGATGCCTGTCCAAGAGAAACGGCTGTGAGCGTTTCGGTTCTGGCAATCGTCTGAGCGCGGCTTGGGCCAATCTTGATTGAGTCCTCGACAATCAGCTTTGCCACGTCATCGACTGAAAGGCCATCTTCGATGCCTTTTTGGACAATCTTCATCACGCGGTCGGTGGTTGTCTTGCTGACGTTCTTGAAGGTTTCGATGTTGCGAGCTTCCAAGGCAGCAGCGCGACCTTTGGCATCTGTTTGCTTGGCAGCGAGCAGAGCGTCACGGCTTGGCTTGTCGAATATCATGTTGGCCTGGAGGTCGTAGCCAAGGCTCATTGAGGCTTCCAGAGGTTCATTGAACTTCTCATTGTATTGCTTCTGAAGGCTTTTGAGCGCCTTATCCAAACGCTTTTTGTATTCTTTGGCTGATGGAAGGTCTGCCTTGATGCCTTTGCTTGAACGCAGCGTCTTGACCGCTGTCTCAGCCTCAAGAGCGAGGAAGTCCAACGCAGCTTCAGTTACTGTTGGCAGCTCTTTCTTCAGGTAAGCGTCGAGGCTGTCTTCGTTTGCTTTGACCTGCGAGGCATATTTGCCAAGTTCTTTGGTCTGAACAATCTCGACCTTTGACTCAACTTCAGGCTGCTGTGCTTTCTCTTGTTCATCAGCCGATTGCATCTGGCCTTGCACTTTTTCAGACCAACGCTTGCCTGGTGATCCCCCCCAGAGCTTCCACGCAATCGCTCCGGCTGACGGTTCACCATTGTCTTCTTTGTTGTCTGCTTCGCCATCGTGACGAGCGAAATAGCTGACCATACGTTGAATGGTGTCCGGCAGTACAGTGCGACGATTCTTCAGTTGCACAGCTCGCGCAACGCCGACCTCTGTTCCACCACGGCCATATTTCTTGCGCATTTCAAGGCCAAGCGTTGCCTCGTCTGCAACATCCTGTGGAGGCTTGAAGTCGATGCCTTCGTATTTGGCTGGAATGGCTTTGTATTCCATATCCGCGCCATCGTCTTCGTCGTCCATTGCTTTGACTTGTGTTGGTTCAACAGCAGGAGCACTGAGCGTTGGCAACGGCTGAGCAACACCTGGCGTGTAGTCGCCTTCTGGCAATGGTGGCAAGCCAAAGACAGTGGCACGAACTTCGTTCAAAGTGTGCGTTGAAAGCAGCAAGTTTGCGGTTTCAGCATTGGCCTTGAGGTCATCTTGCAAAATTGCGACTTCGGACGTGTCAAATCGCAGCTCTTCATTGACTGCCAGCATTCCGGCTTGACGGAAATGCTTGGTCAAAGAGGCAGCCAAAGCATTTGCCGTTGGAAGCAGAGCTGCTGTCCAGAAGTACTTTAGCGCCATCTTGTGCTCTTCAGAGCCGAGACTTCCGGCTTCTTGCAGAGACACGACGTGCTTTGGAATGTGAAGCGTGTTGAGAATCGTCTCGCGGTTCATGCGAACGAGGTCAACGATTTGCTGATCGGCAATCTTATGGTCGGCAGCAGACCACTTCACGCCTTTTGGCAAAAGCATTGTGCGGCGTTGGTTGCGTCGTCCAGTGTGAGCCAACTCAAACGAGCGCAGCAATCGGAGAACACTCTGCTCATTGGCTGATTGTTCCATCTCAAGGATGCCTTGAGGCGTAGCGCCTTTGAGGTAGAAGCTGTTCAGGTAGTCTTGCGAATACCGATTGAACAGCACCGAGCGTCTGCCTGGAACGAATGGCGAAAGGCCCCAGATTGGTGAGCTTGGGTTCGGTCTGCGAACGTGAACCATCTCGGAAAGCTGGATGGTGATTCCTTTGGTCACGTTTGGAATGATTTCTTCATTGTCTGGATAGACGATGTAACTTTCAGGCAAGCCGTTGCCATCGAGTTTGTACTGCACTCGGTCAAAGCTGATGTGATAAGCCTGCTTGTTTTGCTTGGCATGGTACAGGAACGAGTTGCCACCGAGAACGTAGTCGCAGGCAAGCGAGTATTTCAAAGCCACGCCATCAACGAACTGGTTTGGATTCTCAAGAAGCTGAGACACTGGATGGAATTGAACTGGCTTCTCGACAGCTTCTCCATTTTCGGAGCCTTTGCGGATGACCTGCAACGGCAATGATGAAATCGGTTGAGCATAAGCATCGACGCAAATGAAAACCCAATCCTCGCTGAAGAACAAAGCCTTCAGGTTTTGGCTTGTCAGGAACGCCTTGGTTTCAACCGACCATGCCGAGTTGAAAGGTTCATCTGAAGGCATTCCGTTCGGATCAATGTAGCGAAGCGAGTAATCACTCTTTGGCTTTCGCCTCATTCGCTCTTTTGACGATGACCGCTCCTTGTCGTTCCGCATCTCGTTGTTCCTCATCGTGCAAGACTCCGAGCCGTTCAATCTTCACATCTTTTGGAGCGTCCAGGACAATGCGAGCACCACGGCTTGCGCTTACGATCAACACTTGGTCACCGACTCTGAGTGCTTCGCCTTTTTTAAGCTGCACGACCAAGGCCATCTTGTCTCTGCTCCGGTTGGTGATGGATTGCGTCAGAAGTCATCGTTTTCGTCGGCGAGGTTAGCGTACCACGACTCCACGGAAAGCGCAGTTTTCGGCAGGTCTTCAAGGAAGCGCACGTCAAATACGCGGTCTTGTGTTTCAAGCACGGCCGTCCAAGCCAAGAAGCAAGCAGTCACAATATCGTCGTGCAAGCCAGGCGGTGCCGAATAGGTCGGCTTTCCAAGGACGCTCATCTTCACGTCGTAGTTGTCATGCTCTTTGATAAGGTCAGGCCAGTTCGGAAGCACAAGATTCCTCGTCTCAATTGCCACCATGTAGGAGTCCACCATCGAAGACTTGCTTTCATTGGTGAACACGACCGGATCAATCGGGCATGTGAAGTTGGAAAGCATATCGTTGATGACGTCACCGATGCCTGTGCGGTCATGGCGAATCAGCAGCACTTCGTTGAACTGCTCGGTGAACTGATACAACTCACGAATGGCTATCTTGTAGTCCAATCCCTGAAATCGACGGAAGCCAATGATGCGCGGTCTTGTGGTTCCAACTTCAAAGGCAACAAAGACGCCGTAGTCAGTTCGCTTGGCCCAGTCAGCACCAATGACGACCTTGCGTGTCTTAGCATCTGGAACCTGCCAGGCTTGCATCTTGCCTTGAACGTCAATCAGGTCGCCTTCAACGCAATCGCGATGGCCCATGAACACTGAGCCGTCATCCATGAACTCAGCAAGGTAAAGCTGGCGGAACAATCTATCAGGCAATGATAGCTTCGCCTGCTCGACCACGCGCTTGTCAACAAAAGGCGAGTCAATCGTTCTCGCGGTGGCACAGAACTGCTCGTAAGGTTTCTGATGCTTTTCGGCCCAAGCCATGTGTTCCTGGCATTGGCGGTATAGATCATAGAAGTGATTCTTGCCACGAGGTGTGGATGTTAGCGCTATCCATCCACCTGTTTGCGATGTCGTTGACATAACTGACGCGAAGGTTTGCGTGGAACATTTCGCCGCCTCATCAATCAAATTCCCATGCGTTCTTTCACCTTCGATACTGCGTTCTGGATCCTGAGCATGAACGCATTGAATTTGAGCGCCATTATGATTCCAGCGCATCCTCATGCGAGATTCGCTGCGTTCTGGCGTGAGTTGCAACCATTGATTTTGCGCGGCTTTGTATTGCTCACGAGTTAAATTTGATTGCTGAGGTAATGTTTGCGGAAACAATCGATCAAGATATTTGTAAGTGATACTTGCCTGCTGATAGGTCGGCGCGACAATTCGATAAAGCGCAGCCTGTTCGCGTGGTGCTTGGAAACTGAAGTTCGCAATTCGACCAGCACCGCCTAATGTTTTTCCACATTTTGTACCAAGAGCGAGCACAATTAAGCGAGTTTTTTCATTGATAAGATGCTTTTGCCAAGTAGAGTATGGAGTCGGAAGTTTAATCTGCATTTCAACTCTCAACCAACTTCAATTTAGGCTGTGCAATGAGCGTCGTTCCACCGTCTGGATTCACAACCGATTCAAAGTCAAACAATGTGTCTTGCATTTCTTCTTCACGTCCAGCTTCAACGACACCAGTTACGACATCTTCAATCATCATGCGGCTTGCATAGCCAAGAATCTTCTCAGCAGCCTTTAATCTGAGATTGAGAACTTGCAAGTCCATTTGATTCTCGACGTTCAAGTTCGGCTGGCAGAGGTCAACCAACGTCTTCAAAGCCAGCGGTGCTTGCTCACGCAACAAAGCGCGAAGCATTATGCGATGGCTGCTCGCACCTTCGCGTGTTTCTCTTGCTACGGCAGCAATCAGTTCGTTTGAATCATCGATGCTGAGTTTATATTTTGCTGCAATCTGATGCACAGACGCGCCATTTCGTATAGCTCTTAGTGCTTCTTCATGTTGTGCGTTGGTCAGTTTCATTGTGCCTTCCATGCTTTCATCTTAGGCAATCTTCTGCTATGTAAAGCGGCTAGTCAAATAACATGGAGGCACAAACATGCAAGATGAACTGTGGTCATCGCGTTCGTTTCTGATTGAAGAACAAGGTATTCCTGAGAAACTCGCTGCTCAAATCTCGAAGGAACTGGACATTGAACACGTCCAAGACCTTTGCAATTTGTCACGCGAAGAGATGGAAAACCGCTTGGCTGAAGCACTTGTTGAAACCGAACGCGCAAAGCGTGAAGTACAAAACAATGAGAACTACAAAAAAGCCAAAGAAGACGTCAAGTATTTCGAGGACGCTTTGAAAGACAAAGTGAATCCTTTGAAAGCCGTCGCTGCGTTGATGCTTTTCAAGCTCGACAATGCCGTGGAGTCTGGTGAGTGAACGCTTTGATTGGACGCAATCAAGACATCAAAGACTTGAAGCTGTCTCACAGTGAACGGCAAGAAATCTTACGGCTGGCTGAAGAGAACACGCTTGGTGATGTTTACCAATACATCATTGAGCGCATGAATGAGTATGAGCTTTCGTTGGTTGAAGGCAAATTCTTTTCTGTCATGTTCGAGGAAGAAATGAGCTTCAATCACGTCGTTTGTCTCATGCGCAATGACGTGACGGAACATTGCAAGATTGACGTTTCACCTGGCTTGGCAAGCAAACTCATCAAATTGTTTCTTAAGGCTTTGGTCGAGTGTTGCGAGGAAGATGGTGTTGTTGAGCTTGACGCTCAAGACGTTCTAAGGCGAAGCGCGTATCTCGGTCGAGGTATGGTAGCTGGTACTTGAGAATCTCTTTGGCGTTCAGTTCAAAGATGTTGGCTTGTAGTTCCGTCTTGCCGACCAGGTTCACAAGCCTTCTGTCCACAAGCTCACGCAATGCAAAGCGAACGGTCTTGGCATCGCCTCCAATGATTTCCACGAGGTCTTTGACGAACCATTGTTTCTCGCTGAGGTGTGCGGCCATGATGAGCAGCACCAGCTTGCAGGTCTTGCCACAATCCAGCGGCAGAATCTTTTGAATGAGTTCGACTTCCATGATGACCTCTGTTTTCAACAGAGTACAGCAAAACGTCTGTCAAGGTGAGATCTCGCCGCGAGTTCTCACGTTGACTCATTCTCGGTGGTTGTAATCAACGCACTTTTCCACGCATTCTCGTGGGTCTTTGTACTCTGGATGAATCACATGGATGAACCAGAAAGGAAGCTCCTGCTTCTTTCCATCAAGCGATACTTCCTTGATAGCTGCCTCGGTTCCGAGGTGGTAGAAGCCAGCACCGATGAAGTTGTGGATCCGTGACTGAACCCAATTCATGGCTTGGCTGCAATCTCCAGCCATATCGACTGGCACTTCCATTTTGATTGTCCACGACTGGCTCATCATGGTCTTCTCAGAGACTTCCTTGATGAGCTGGTGATTCATGACTTGCCTCGGATAGCCTTTTTTGAGCTGGCCTTCGAGATGGAAGATGAGGTTCTTGCGTTCAAGTTTGTCGTGGTTCATTGCTTTGCCTTCAGCTTTGCAAGATTAGCTTTCGTCATTTCTTCTATTTTCCGAGCAATATCTGGATCGGGCACAAAGACTTCCAAAGAAGGCCGTGGCTGCATTTCAGGCGCGAGCTTGAGTCTTTCATCAGTCGAGGCAGTCAAGGCGGCTTGCTGGCGTTCTTTGATAACCTTTGGTGCCAGTTCCTTGAGGTCTTGCTTCAAGCCTTTGAGGTCGAACTCGGAACGATTGTGGACATCCCACCAAGAGCCGATTGAGGTCAGCAGAGCGTATGCCTCTGGATCGTGGTTTTGAGCCGCGCTCTGGCCCGTTCGCTGTGGATACCGAAGCAAGGCAAAGGCTCTCTCTGCCAATGCAGCAGCGTCCTTCTTTGAGACTCTTTCGCCTTTGAGTTCGGCCAGCTCTTTGTTAATGGCGGCCAGGCTCATGCGTTCGCCTTTTTTCAAGGCATTGGTGGTTGCCTTCCTGACAAGCTCCTCGTCTTGGTCTTCCAAGGCGGCTTCGATGACTGCCATCGCGCCTTCATTCAGCTCGATGCCGTTGGCTGCAAAGGCTCCAACGATGAAAGTGATGGTTTTACTTGAGAGCATACTTTTCCCGATTCTCCAGATAGTTCTGCAAAGCGTTCTTCTGTGCCTGCTGCTTGTCAGCAAGTTGGGCCTGCCTAGAAGACATTGCTTGGTTGTTCAACATATTTGTTCGCAAGGCTTGAAGGTCGCCTAAGGCAAGCTGAATGGCATGACCGCGCTGGATGTAGAAAGCGACGTTCTGCTGAAGGAAGAAGTGCATCAAGGCAATGGCTTCATCAAGCGGTAATTGTTTGGAAATCTGGCTGCAAATCCCATTGGTCTTGGCGTTTCTCAGCGGTTCTACGTTGTACCGTCTGAGATAGGCTTCTCGATATGCTTCAAAGATAAGCGAACCTGCCGGCTTCTGAGATTTGGCTTTTGGTTCATCAATCAAGACTTCTGGTTCGATGGCCTTCTGAGGCGCAGCGGCTTCAGCCGTTGCAACCGTATTAAGAAAGGAATCTTGTTCAATGGAATCTAATTCAGGGACTCTAGTTCCATATGTAATTTTTCCCCTAGCCTCAGGTAAATTTTTCTCTAGGTCTGGAGTAGATTTTACCTGAGGTCTGTCCTCGCTTGGAAAATTCTTCCTTTTGCTCAACCATTCATCACAGTGGTTTATTGTGATAAGGTTTGGCTTGTTCTCAACTCTTCGTCTTGTAATTTGCAATATATTTAAGCGTTCAAGCTCTGCGAAGCAGTTGCTGACCGTCTTCTCAGAAAGACAGCAAGCCTCAGCGATTGAGGTTCGGCTTTCAAAGCATTCATGTTCAAAGCCAGCTCGATAGAAGATTCTCAAGAAGACGGCGATTTCGTTTCCAGTCAGACCAATTTCCCAGATCTTGTGTGGAATCATCATGAATGGATAAGTTTGTTTTGAACGGAACTGTTCTGACACAAAAGCCTCCTTGCTTGATATTGCAACGGAGGCAAAGCTGAACTATGTTCACCTTGAACCGACCATCACATCTGGTTTGTTCCATTCCCGATGGTTTGCGGCCAGTCGGGATTTTTCTTTTTGAAAGCTGGTTCGTGTTTACAACAATGCCATTGAAAAGACAAATGCCCGTTATTTCATTGTTTTTCTGGTGGAATTTGGAGCGCATCAGTCGGATTCACACCGCTCTCTCCTTGTTGGTCACAAGGCGCAACGATTTCTTTGCTTGATGCGCGTATTTTGCCTTTATACATGGCAGCTCCAATTTCGTCAATTTTAGAAAATGGTAGCACCGGAACGCTTAGTCTTTTTCTTGCTTCTGGATTTATGAAGTAAATATATCTGAGTTGAAAGCCTCTTAATGGTTGAGCGCCATTTTTTTTCCAAAAGCCTGCTGATTGTCCTTTTAGTTTGTAGTTTGAGTTATTAAGAGTTTTGTCCGAAATGATTTCACCAGTTGGCATCCTTAAGATCGTTTTATTCACTTTAATTCCAGTTAACAGAAAGCCACTAGCTCGATAGATAGTGCCATCACCACATTGAGTCGCATCTGCAAAAGAAATAATCCATTCTATATGCGGATAATTCTTTTTAATTAAACGCATAGCAATTGCGATGGCTCGGCTTTCACTGTTTCTTGGTAACGCCTGCGAAAAGGCCATGCGGTTCAATTCTAAAAAGCCATTCCACATCGTTCCTTCAACCATTCCCAAGGTCTTGCGTTTATCCATTGAAGGCCCGAATTGCATCACACCTTCTAGTTTATCATTCAAAAATACGCCGAGATGAAGCTGTGAATTTGGTACTATTTTCCCACTATAATGAACTTTTCTTACTAATTCGTTGGCGTCTTTCGCACTTATAGGTGCAACAAATATATCTTTTGCTGATGCCATATTATTTTCTTTCATTTAGAAAAAGTTCGGCGACGCGAGCTAATGCGTTTCCGTTGCTGTTTTCATTTTCTGTTCCAATAAAAGCCCCCATGCTTTTTGCAATTTCGAGAGCTTCTTTGATTGTCTCAGCTTGTGAATCATGCACAGTAAAAGTCATTTGTTGAATAGGTGCTCTATCACCGCTGGCTAAGTCTGGCATATCATCGAGTGGCTTGACGTCGTCAAATTGAATCTTTTCAAATCCAGTTAATGCCAGATCAAATCCAAGATCTTGCAAGTCAGCAAGCTCACTATTTAGGATTTCAGTGTTCCATGTTGAAAGCTCTGCAAGGCGGTTGTCGGCAATTATGTAGGCTCGTTTCTGTTCTTCGCTGAAATGATCTAGCTGGATGACTGGAACCTTCTCAAGGCCGAGCTTCTTTGCAGCAGCTAGGCGGCCATGACCAGCAATGATTCCGCTTGCACCGTCAATCAGAATTGGATTGGTAAAGCCGAACACTTTCATACTTTGCGCGATGCGTTCAATCTGTTCGTCAGAGTGCGAGCGTGAGTTGCGTTCGTATGGCTTCAGCTTTTCCACGCTCCAAAGCTGCATTTTCTTTGGCATCTCGACCATCTTGGCCTCCTTGATCGTAATCAACTTTGCGAAAAAAGTTACCATAAATATTGCATATTTACAAAATACTACTCAAGAAATTCTAGCAAATGCCGTTAGATATTCATAGGTTGCGATGACGCAACTAAGGAGGCGAATATGATAACCATTGAGCAGCTCAAGGCTTTCGCAAAAGGAACCAACATCGAAGCTCAAATCGCAAAACTAAAACCTGAGCACTGGCAATACGCCGCGAGCCTTTTAAGCGCAATGAAAGAACCAACTGAATCGGCAATGAATAAAGCGTGGAGTGAAATGCCTCGCGATGAAAAACCAAGCCTTGATGATAAAAAATCACGTTTGATTCCTGAATTGATTGTTCGATTTATTTCAAATCAAAAAGGAAAAAAACAATGAAATACATAACCGTCAAAGAATACGCTGACGAATATGGCTGTTCTCCTCAATACATAAGAAAACTTATCAAAGAAAAGAAACTTGCAGCCATAAAAGTGCACGAACGCCTTTGGTTGATAAGCGATACATCTGCGATAAGTTCGGACACATTAGATGAACGATTAGCAGAAGCAAATCTTCTGAACGAAGTGCGCAAATCATTGCGCGATTAAAGCAATTCCTTCCATTTCTTTATGAGCGTCTTGTGTTCATCAATCGACGCTCGTTTGTCGGCAACAGTTGCACCGCCGCTGAGGCGCTGGAGGAAGTGAATCAAGCGAAAGTCTTCGCGCTCGCTGTTTTGAAGTTTGATTGCCACTTGCAACATCTCTTGTGCCAGCGACTTAACGTCCTCTGGTGAACGAGCGAATGGCCCACAGCAATACGTCATCATCTGTGCGATGTCTCTGAGGTCTTTGCTCAACACTGTCTTCACGGTTTCACCAAGTAATCTTTGATGCCCATTGCGATTGCCAAAGCCTCGGCTTCAATGACGTCCTCTGGAATCTTTCCGGCAAAGGTTCTCCAGTCGATGAAGAAGGCTTCAGTCAAGCAAGCTGGAATGCTTGTCGGACAACCTTTTAGCACTCCGAGTTGCTGCCATTTGATTCCACGGTCTGTGTAGCCAACGTGTTCCATGATTCGAGCGTGAATGGCTTTCGCCAGCACAACATCTTGCTCAGTCGCTTGCGAATGAACGAGAACCTCGGTGCCCTGTGCAGCACCATTGAAGGCGTTGTGGTGAATACTCACAAACACATCTGCTTTGACTGTGCCAGCGCGTCTTCCTTTCTCAGAAAGCCACAAGCGAGGCGAACCAGGTGCTGCGTAGTCGAACACATGCACAACAGCGCCAAGCGTTTGCAAGATGCTCTGCACCTTGAAAGCCACCTTCGCATTCAACTCTTGCTCAGTCGTTCCATTGCCTTTCGCGCCAACGTCATAAGCTGCCGCCTGCGACCAGCCGTGACCAACGTCAATCGCAACAATCTTTCCGGCAAGAATCTTTTCCAGCACTGGCTGCTCGCAAAGAGCGCATTTTTCTTTCATCGCGGAGGTTCCTCCATTCTTTCCAGAAGAATACAGGCAATACGAAGATGACGCAGAGGACATAAACAATAAACGCCAAGAAGTCTTTGATAAGATTCACAAAAGTGCCTCCACCTTTTATCTTGAAACTGATTTGATTTTGTGCAAATAACACATCTCGCAACCAAACAACAATTCATTCGGAGGCACCGATGTACAAGTACGACATTATCACTTCAGACAACGCCGCTGGTTTCTACACAGTCGCTCAGTTGACGCAGGACGTTCTAGTGAAGACGTTGCTGGCCTTGCCACCAGACGATTACAAAACTGAAAGCGAGATTCTTTTTCATCTTCGCCAAAGCAAGATGATGTCGAAACACTGCGCAGAATTGATGGCTGTTCGAATAAACTCTGACGAGAACGTCGCAACTTTGAAGGCAGTGAAGAATGAACATCACTGAATACCGCGCAAATAGTGCGTTCAGTTATTCCAAGCTGAAGGCATATTTGAAATCACCGCTTCATGGCCTCACTCAGCAGCCATTGACCGAGAGTGCAGCGATGCGCTTCGGTTCCGCTGTTGACCTGGCACTCAAAGGCGAATTGCAAGATGTCATCGTGAACCCGTTTGAAGACGGTCGCACCAAGGCAGCCAAAGACTTCAAAGCAGAGAACGCCGGCAAGCTCATTCTCACGCAAGCCGAGATGGACAAGGTTCTGCACTGCGTTGCTTCAGTGAAGTCGCATCCGGCCGTCAAGGCATTGAACCTAGAGATGCTCGACTCCGACAAGCCAATGTTCGGTGAGATTGAGGGCATCGCGATGAAGGGATTGCCTGATTGGTCTTTTGGCGAAACGGTCATTGACCTGAAGACAACAAGCGGAATGGTGAGTGCCAACGAGTTCTCCAAAACCGTGGATAACTTTCACTACGACCTCCAGGCTGCCGTCTATTGTGAACTTGCCAAGCAGGCAGGAGAAAGCAATCCGTCGTTCTTCTGGATTGTCGTCGAGTCAGACCATCCATTCGACGTAGCTGTTTACAAGGCCACAGAGCGCATCATGGCTGTCGGTCAAGCAAAGCTGAAGCTCGCGCTTTCAAACGTCAGGAAGGCCCAGATTGGCGCTTTCCTTGGCACGTCTGAGTTCGTGCAAGAGCTTGATATGCCGCATTGGTATGGAAAAGCCTTTCAACTGGATGAGTTTTGAAGTAAGGCAATTCATCACAATTTAATACTACGGAGGCACCGTGACTCAACTTGTCAAATCAGAACTCAACGCTCAAGACGTTGACCTCATCAAGAAGAACATCGCCAAGGACGCGACCGACAATGAGCTGAAGCTCTTCCTTCAGATATGCAATCGCACTGGTTTGGATCCATTCGCTCGCCAAATCTTCTTCGTGAAGCGCGGAGGTGTTGGTCAAACAACGCTTTCGATTGATGGATTCCGCCTGGTGGCTGAACGCACTGGAAGATACGAAGGCCAGATTGGCCCGTTCTGGTGTGGCGAGGACGGCGAATGGAAAGATGTTTGGCTGAAGAATGAACCGCCTCTTGCTGCAAAGGTAGGTGTGTTTCGCGCTGGCTTTCGTGAACCGCTTTACGCTGTAGCGAACTTCTCAGCTTATAACGCTGGCTCGCCAATCTGGAAGAAGATGCCTTCGCTGATGTTGGCAAAGTGCTTTGACGAAGAAACAGAAGTCCTGACAGAAGTTGGATTCAAAAAGTTCAGTGAAGTAAAGAACGAAAAGATTGCACAGGTCACAAACAATGGTCTGGAGTTCGTCGATGCAAAACCATTTTCGCAAGAATATGACGGTGAGATGATTTCGCTGTTCAGCGATGATTTGAACTTCTGCGTGACGCCAAATCACGACATGATAACGACTTCAGGACGAATTGAAGCTGGCACAATGTACGACCTTTGCAGAGCCAGGCCATCATTTTACATTCCGCGAATTGTTCCAGAGCAAGTGACTGGCGGAATCGAAATGACTGATGAGCAACTTCAACTCGCTGCTGCTTATCTTTGTGATGGTGAAAATACATCGGCAAAAACATTCCGAATCAAGGTCAGTCGTCCAGCGAAAGTTGATAGGCTGACAAATTTAGAACTACACAAAGATGCGTCCATCATTGCGACTGCTGGCAAGCAATCCATCGCACCATCTGGACGAATCATCACAACTCAGAACGATCAAATGAAGTTTTCTTACGATTTTGATTTGATTTCAGCTCTTTGCACACCAGGCAAAAGAATTGTTGAAACAGCAATGAAGCAAATGAACTCGTATCAAGCGAAGATTTTCATTGATACTTGGGCATGGTTTGATGGAAATGCCAAAACCGGAGGCGGAACTGAAAGAACGCTTAGGATTTTCACTGCTGACACTAATCACGCCGACATGATTGAACTGCTGGCAATCAAGGCTGGATATGCTGTTTCAAGACAATACCGCGCTACTGAATTTCGGCGTCAACAAATCACAATCGCATTAAGTTCGCGCAATGAAATTCCAATTATTCGTTGGGGGCGATATTACAAAGTCGAACGAGAATCTACGAGAAGCAGAACAAGTATTCATGTAACCAAAAACCATCCTGGTGTTGTTTGGTGTGTGACTGTTCCAAGTGGAACGATAGTCGTTCGTCGTGAAGGATTTTCAATGCTTTGTGGAAATTGCGCCGAATCGCTGGCCTTGAGGCGAGCGTTTCCGATGGAACTCAGTGGCCTGTACACCACGGATGAAATGGAACAAGCAGAAGCACCAATGCAGAACGTCACGCCTCAACCAACTGCACAGCCAGCGAAGATGGCCATTGGCCCAGCGAATGAGAATCCAATCGTCAAAGCGTTCTTCTCTGTGAACGTGACACAGCGCGACTTGGAGACAGCTCTTGGAAAGCCTGCTGCTGAATGGAATGAAGACGACACCAAATCACTGCGCGATTGCTACCAGGCAATCAAAGGCGGAGCGAAGCCTGCTGATGCGTTGAACAAGCTCGTCAGAGATGCGGTGTTCTCATGAGTCAAGAATGGATAAATCTCGCTCTGGTCATCATTGGCATTGGCGTATTCAGCGCCATTCTTGGAAGTCTGACTGCACTTTTGGATAAGTATGAAAGGAAACGGAAATGATAAACAAGCTCACTCTTATTGGTCGCGCTGGAAAAGATGCTCGTGTTGGCGTCACTCAGAAAGGAACAAACTATGCTTCCGCCTCGCTGGCTTCCGGCTCGAAGGAGAACACGGTTTGGTTCGATGTGGTGGCTTATGACAAACAAGCTGAATGGCTTGCTAAGGCGACTAAAGGCGCGATTGTCTACGTTGAAGGCCCTGTGGCAATCAATTCCTATCAAGGCAAAGACGGAACGCAGAAGTCATCGTTGCAAGTGACGGCATATCAAGTACGATTACTGTCCGGAAATCAACCACAGCAAGAAATGCCATCTTTTGAAGAAGACGCGGACGTTCCTTTTTGAGGTGCAACTGTGAAACGCAAGGAAATGGTCGAACGATTGAAACACTTTTTCGTCAGTGAAGATTGGTGTGATGAAGCTGATGACGATTTTGCGACTGAGATTATCGACTTCCTTGTAAGCCAAGGAATGTTGCCGCCTGCATATAAAAAGATTGTGCTAGCAGATAATGGATTCGGTTTTAACAATAACTTCTATGTTCAAACATTTGTAAACGAATGGGAACCTGAGATCACTCAAGAAACAGTCGATCAGGCCTTAGAACACATCGGCAAGCAAGGTGTGCGCGGTAAAATGGAGATTACAGAATGAGTATCCAATATATCGAACAAGTCGCATTTATGACTGCCGACGGGTTTACATCTGAACCGATGTCGATAGAAGAGTTTAAGAAAAGAGGCGGGCGTCATCCGAGTGAATTACGCATTATTCGTAGACCGATAATGAAAAAGCCGAAATGGAATGATTACAAACAAAACGCAATTCCAGAGCCGTGGATATCGATACGAGAATATGAATTTAGCGGAATCAAAGAAAATCTGGTCTTTGATCCAAATGACAAATCAGAAGACAAATTGCCGAAATATGTCCTTGTGACCTTTTGGTATGAAGAACGATATTTTGAAAACCAAACAAACAACGTGCCAGTCAAAGAAACCGTATCCGATGAAGACAGGCGCAGAATACAAGAAACCGTAAAAAGAATAGAAAACATGTGGAAAAGCAATGAAACGCAGTGAAATGATAGAAAAGTTACGCGATTACTTTTTCGATGAAGACGAAAATCCAGATCCGTTTTTGGGATTTTCGAAAAAATTCATCGAAGATTTTTCAGATGCAATTTTAACTTTTCTTGAAAGTCACGGAATGCAACCGCCGCCGATTCAAGTGCAAGAGTATCTCGTTCCTGCACAAGATGGACAAGAGGCGCTGATTCCTTACACTACGACCGTGAATCAATGGACACCAGAGGAAGCGCCATGACAATCGAGTTCATCATTCAATCAGCTCACCAGCGCGGAATGGAGCTTCTCAAGACCTTTCCGCATGAGCCGAATTATGTACCGCACATCACGATTGATTCGCGCACTCACAAAGCGTCGATGATTGTTGATTCGCTGAACAGCAAAGTTGAACGCACGTTTCCGGTGAATGTATTGACGCAGGTTCCAAAGAATCAAGCCAAAGATGTTCTGGCAATGGTGTACCGCGACTGTGTGCGTGAGCTGAGGACGAAATGATCAAGATTGAACGCGCTTTAAATGGTTGGATTGTCAGGCATAAAGAAGAAGACGAACCTTTGGACTTACATGTTTTCGACACACGCGACGACTCTGAACGTGAAACTGCGGAAGCGTTTGCCGACATGTTGTGGAAAATTAAAGAACTGATTGGCCCTGTGGAAAGCCGGTATAGCGCGCACAGAGTTGTCATCAGAATTGAACCTGGAGATAAGCATGCCAGTCATCCAGACAATCAGGAAGAAGCCGAATGAGAGTGTATCGTCATCCAATCAGAGACTTGGCCGAATGCCATGAACGACAAGCTCGTCATGATGCCGTGGTGCTTGAAACCATCTGTCGCCTTGGCGGTGTTGTTCACATGCGCGTCATGGAGTTCAGAAAGCACATTCCAGAGCCGCTGCGTGAAGTGCAAATAAAAGACGCCTTAAAGCGTCTAACTGAAAATGGCTTGATTGAGATGGTCGGTGAGAAGCACGACTCACGAGGCAACAAGTACAGAATCACAAAGGAGGCACTGTGATCTATCCGTGGCTTGAATGGCAAAAGCAGACCAATCCTGAGACGACAGACGATCCAACATTGACTGCTTGTCCGTTTTGCTCCAGCAAACACTTGAGCGTGAACGTCGGCTTTGAAGGCAAAGCGGCGCGTATTTATTGCCGAAGCTGCAATGGACAAGGCCCGTGGATTGTCAGCGAGAATCCAAAGCGCGTCGTCACTGAGGCAAAGGTCGCCTGGAATGGTGCCTTCAGCGAGATGCGTCAATGATTGATTGCCTTGG